CGAGCGGGACCGGTGGAACTTCGCCATCGTCATGCGCAGCACACGTCTGGTGTGCGTCGACATCGACGGGAAGAACGGCGGACTCGAGCACGCGAAGCGGCTCGGCATGTTGCCACCCACCACGGCGGAGACGTCCAAGTCCGGCGACGGGTTCCACCTGTTCTACCTGGTGGACGAGGAGTGGGACGACAGGCTCGGCTACGCCACGCTCGGTGACCGGATCGGCATCGAGCAGGGGGTGGACTTCCGCAGCACCGGCTGCGTCTACCACCACAAGAACCAGAGGTGGAACCGCCGGGACCCGGCGATCCTGCCGAAGCACATCTTCGACCTGGTGAAGTCCAGGGCGGAGAAGATCGCAGCGACCAACGCCCGCATCACCACGGTGCTGGCGAACAACGACAGCATGGAGGTGCTGATGATGCACGACGAGATCCTCGACAAGCTCAAGCGTCCGATCGACGCGGGCAAGCGCAACAACACGCTGTTCGCCATCGGCTCCGAGATGATGGCGGCCGGCATCGGGGACTGGGAGGTCCGGATCTCCGACCGGGCCAACGAGGTCGGGCTGGACCTGGCCGAGACCAACAAGCTGCTGGCCAACATCCAGCGGTACGCCCAGGCGGCGACGCCGTGAAGGTGACCGACACCATGCCCCGCACGCTGCTCACCAACACGCAGCAGCGACGGGTGGCAGCGTTGCAGGTGGGAGCCCATCTCGCCCGTGGCAACGTCTACCGGGGGCTCACGCCGCAAGAGGTGCAGGACGCGCTGCAGCTGGCGCGCTTCATCACCCAGGGCGAGTGATGGCCAAGTACACGACCCAGAAGTCTGGGTTCAGCTACTGGCTGGTGCTCGAGGACGGCAAGGTGGTCGCCACCGAGCCGGACGAGTCGAGTGCCGACACCACGCGGAACGCGCTGGACGTGGCTCAGCAGAAGCAGGCGTCGGAGTGACGGCGATAGCCACCGTCGTGCTCGTCTGCGTTGTGGCGTACGTCGTGGACCGGTGGGTCAACGGGGAGTTCTGAGGAGGGGGTTCTAGCCAGTCGGCTAGGACCCTCTCTTTTTTTGTGCAAAAATTTTTTCCATGACGCAGTCAGTGGAAGGTGAGGACCTCCTGTCGGAGGTCGAGGGAATTCTGAAGAAGAGGTTTGAGAAGGGGAGTGCGGACAAGCATCGCGTTCCGAGTACGGCCCGCGATGCAGGCGGCAGTGCCCGCGTCGACCAGCTCGTCCTGCCTGACAGTCAGAGGGCGAAGATGCCCTTGACGAAGGACAAGTACCTCGTCAAGGAGAACCCGCACCTGGTCCAGTGGGAGCGCGAGGTCCGCAAGTTCCTGCGGAATCTCTCACCCCAGCATGGCCACCGTGTTGCTGCCGTGATGATCTACGAGTGGGCCACGGGGATCCGGGTGGCCGACCTGATGAAGGAAGGCGGCTCGGCCCAGTCCGACCTGAGGAAGATCAACCAGTGCCTCCGGTTCTACTTCGGCAAGCCGTACATGACCTACATCTGCGGCCGCAAGGTGCCCACCGCGTACCGCGTGCGGCCCGGGTACTACATCAAGCGGCACCGGCCGATGACGCTCCAGCTGTGGGCCGAGTACATGGAGGGGTCACTCAACCCGTGACCTACCGGACGCTGCCGGATGGCACCCGGCTCTACTCGAACTACGTCCGGTACAAGCCCAAGGCACCCGAGGAGCGGGTGTACGGGGTGCGCCGGCCGGACGACCCGCGGGCGGTGCGGTTCCACGGCACGTGGTTCCTCCCGATGGACCTGCTGCCGATGGGGCGGCGGTACATGCCGGAAACGCGGCCTGACGACCAGACGCTGGAGCACCGGGCCCTGTGCCAGTGCCACGTCTGCAAGCGCCCACAGGCCGCCATTCTGTGGGCCAGGCGCCGCAATCGGCTACCGTGACCCTCATGGTTGCGATCCTCTTCGGAGTACTCCTGGTCCTGCTCGGCATCCTGGCGCTCGTCAAGGAGGTGCTGGACCTGTACGTGATCGTCGGTGTGGCGCTGATCCTGGTCGGTGCGTGGGTCCTCTTCGGGGCACGCGAGCACCTCAGAGCCTGACGCTCGCCGGCCCGTCCTCCTGCACGACGTCGTCGGTGACGGCTCCACCCTCGAGCCGCTGGAACAACTGGGCGATGGACTCGATGTCCTTGCCCATGATCGCCTGGATGATCAGCGTCGCCGCGGTGTGGTCGAGCACGTCACCGTTCTGGCTCTCCTTCCACACGGTCTGCACCGTGCCGAACCTCTGGTTCCAGAGCCACTGGATGCGCGTGTCGAGGTTGGTCCTGTGTGCTTCAGGAACTCGGCCGCGGAACTTCCGGACTAGCACAACGCTCGTACGCAATCGTATGTCTCCTCTCCGAACCAGAGGGTGAAGTACATGCTGAACAGCATCCACCCGATGAAGGCCAGAGCGCCGACGACCGGAACTCCGTAGAACACGTAGGCGACCCAGCCCAGGTCAGGCTTCCTCATCGTCGTCCCACCTCTGCAGGTGCACGATGACACCGGGCCTGCTGGTGGCGATGGCGTCGCCCAGCTCGAGCAGGGCGTCGTGGTCCTCAGAGGGCAACCCGAGACTCAGGTCGTCCTCCGTCAGCATGCTGTACATCTTCAGCTGCTCCTTCACCGAGCTCACCTCCTGTCAGGTCGAAGAACTCAATGTCCACCGGACGGTTGCTGATGGGCTTGGTGCCCGCCCGCCGGCGCCCGGACATCCGGTCGAGGATCATCTTCCTCGCCTTGTTCGCCCTGGACATGCTGCCACGTACCGACTGGTCGGGTCGGTTGGCGATGTCGAACAGGGTGCGAGCCACCATCTCGTACACCGGCATCTGCAGCAGCTCGTCGTTCAGCGGCTGCGGGTAGTCGGCGACGTACTGCAGTGACTCGCGGATCGTCTTGGACTTCACGGGATGTAGAGCCTGACGTTGACCGTGTCGGTGCGCCAGCCCACCCACTGGCGCGCCTGGCCGAGCAGCGTCCACTGTCCGTTGCAGTAGCACATCGTCGCGATGGGCGTGCCGTTGGGCGACCAGCCCTGGAAGTACTCCGTCTTGAAGCAGGGGCTCATGTCCGGCGCCACCAGGATGTGGGTCGCGCCGCTGTCGCACCAGACCTTCAGGTACTTGGTGACCATCAGCTGGCCGGCGGTCGAGGTGTTGGACTTGGAGAGCTGCACGCCGTTGGCAGCAGCGTGGGCGGGGGCCTGGATCCCGACGACCGCAACGAGCGCAGCAGCGAGAGCGACGGCGACGGTGGTAGCGAACTTGTGCATGGTTCCTCCTGGGTTGGTGTTCATCGGGCCCACACTCCGGACCAGTCCTGCTCGTAGTTGACGCCGGTGTTGGCAGCCACCGCTCCCGGCTCCTCGAAGAAGTGGCCGCCGAAGAAGTCCAGCTCCTTGGTCGCCTGCACCATGTAGCGCAGGGCGTCGGCCATGTTCGAGTACTTGTCGTGGAGCGGCTTGTCGGTCCACTGCTGGAGCCGGTTGGAGAACTCGTACTTGTAGTTCTCCAGGCATTCCAGGAGCCACTGACAGTTGCCCTGGTCAGCGGAGTCCGGGTCGGACGAGCCGTGGATGATCATGTTGTACATGGCGATGCGCGTCTGCTGGATGTCGGTGACCAGGTCGTAGTCTCCCTGGCGTGAGCCTGGGATCTTGTAGACCTTGTTCGACTTGGCCAGCACGCTGACGTTGGGGAACCGCTGCCGCATCATGTCGGCCGGCGTGGTGTTCACGGCCTTCTCGTGGTGCTCCCCGTCCCAGGGCAGGATGATCTGCGCGATGCGGTTGAAGTAGTGCTTCGTCTGCAGCACGTCGACGTACTCGGGCAACGCCTTGCCGTGGCCCTCGCCGCAGTCGTAGACCCGCGGCCTGCCGTTGATGTACTGGAAGGCGATCCAGGCTGTGGCGTCGGAGTGCATGCCGGAGGAGCCGATGTCGAAGACCACGTAGACCGGGTGGCCGCCGTCGAGGTTGAAGATCTCGACGCGCTTCTCCGCGACCATCTTCATGTACGCCTCGCCGTAGACGGCGGCCGCATCCATCTCCTCGAAGGAGCAGTGGTACTCCTGGTTGAACATGCGGTCGTTGCCGAACCGCTTGAGGTACGTGTCCCTGATCCGCTCGAGCTGCTCCACGGACAGCACGGGTGGCAGCCCGCTCTTGCGCATGATGGCGTTCAGGTCGTCGATGGTGCGCAGGATGACCTGCGCCTCAGGGTTCCCCTTCATCGACTCCATCAGCAGCCAGAGCGGGTTCTTCCGCCGACCACGCGGGGTGCTCACGGCCATCAGCCGCTTGTCCTCCGCGCGGTTCTCGAAGATGGGCATCAGCCGAGGCACCGGGTCCTCGCGGAAGAACAGCGCCAGCTCGGTGATCGTTTAGTCCTGGAAGGACGAGCCGACGCCGGAGTTGTCCTGGCCCGACTGGAAGTACCCCTGCAGCTTGAGGCGGCTGTGGTTCTTGAACCGCCCCTCCATGACCGTGTCCTTCCAGTCCACCTGGTCGGCCGGCACGTTGTCCTTCAGGCCCCGCACGTAGTCGCCCGACGTCGGGTCGATGTACGTCTTGTCCCAGAGGATGTCGCGGATCGTGGGGTTGTTCAGCGAGATGTAGACGCCCGTGGTCTTGGGCAC